TGCTGAGATTGGTTCGCACATAGTTTTACGATCTCTAAGTAATGTAGATTCTGAGGTCCGACCGGGACCAGACGAAGGGCCTTAAACCCTAGAAGTTTGAGTAATTTATGGTGCATATGGTTCCTAGAGTCTGCTAGGTTCCACAGAAGCCTGTACTCCTTCTCCACCCCAGAAAGCCACTTACGGGCACGGCGTACAAAAGTGTGCGGGTTCAGTTGGATAGCAGGCGTACATAGCATCCAGATTTGACCTACGCTGTCATCTAGACGAACTACGCCAGCAATACCAGCCAAGTCCCCTTCCTCATTAAAGAAGGAGACTGACTGCTCACTATGTAGAACCCCAAATGGAATGTGAAGGGGGGTAAATCCAATACCCTCCACTTCCTCTCGGTCCTCCTTGCGTAGATTGCTGATCAGCGTAAAGCCATCCTTAAAAGTAGCAGGACGGAGATAGGGGGACATAGTTAGCGAATGTTTGAAATACCTCTATTGCTGTAATGACCTTCCCAGCTGTAGCTGGTTATAGAGGCTGGCAGCGGGTCTGGGGCATCAATGGTGATGCTCACAAAGTCCCCACGGCTAAATACAGGGATAGCCTTTGAGGTGGTCTCCTGGAGAGCCGCCTGGTTGGCCATGTAAATGTCTGAAGGGGTTACGTCCAGATCAATTGTTACTGCATCGTATCCAGTCTTAGCAACGGTAACGGTGTATCTACCTGAGTAATAAAGATCAAGGTAGGCAGTCTCAACGATTGGTATGTTCTTCCTATCTGACCGCTTATCGGAGTTTACCCAGAAAGATGGGAGGGTAATGCTCATGTTGTACTCAAGACCCAATATAAAATCTCTATCTGCAATATCCTTAGCTACAACTACATAATAGCCGGTAGCATCAGATTGGATAGATGGGCGCTGGAATACTGTAGATACACCATCAACTGTAAGGATGATGTTAGGTACCGCACCTGCAACGTAGCTGCCAGCTGGGAAGCGCACCTTAGTGAAGCCCCCAGTGGTACTGGTTGTAACCTTTGACTTAATAAGGTAGTTGTCAAGCCTAGGCACAAACTTACTACCAAAAGCATTGATAGGTGAGGTGTCTGGATCATCCAACATCTCCAACCTAGAGAGTGTATAGTCAGTACCGTTCAAGAGTACGATGTAGCCAGAATCATGTACATAGTCAAAGAGACGTACAGGCGCTGGCAGAATCCACTTACACCACCCAGCCAAAGACCGTTCATTACCTGAGTTGAAGAACTTAAAGATCCACAACGTATTACTATCGTTGCCAAAAGCAACCAAGCTATTGTTGGGACTGCTACAGGCAAAGGTGAGATCTGGTGGGATGTATTCAGGAGCAATCCTTGTATTATCAGCCACCAGCGGACGATTATCGATAGAGTCCACTGCCATCTCAAACACCTTACTGAAGGTATTAGCTTCAGTACTAAACATCACCGATACGCCGGTCTCCAGCGGTTTAATGTTGGAGGTATAGGCATAGTTAGAGATCTCCGTCATCTTGACAGTAGAAGGACCGAAGGCGGACTCAGTAGTTGCCAGTAGAAACTGACTGTTTTCAGCGAAGAGCAGAAGACCTTTTGAAGTCCCAATAGCCGCTTTAAGTATTGCTGGCTTTGTAGCTGATGCTGTCATGTCAATTGGATCAGCATCCGAAACAGCAATGGCGCTGCCTACAAAGAAGTTAAAGTAATCTCCTGGTTGACTAAGGATTACTGCATCATCAGCCAAGAATCCAAGCCGATTCATAAAGAAGAAAACTTCCTTGATCTTGCGGCCAACAAAAGATGGGTTGGGGTTAGTCTTGGTATCACCAACAACTCTACCAGCCCAGAAAAGGGAATCATTGTAGGTACTACTTAAGGGCCTAACCGTAAATTGACCATTGGCTTCACGTATCAAAGCGTGAGGCATAGTTGAGTTATTTAGGTCAGTGGTAATACCAGGTTTAACTGTCTCTTCCCACGAGCCTGCGCCAGGTATATTGCCGCTACTGGGAACGAACTTAACGTAGTAGTCATCTGCCTCAGCGTCTGCTGTGTTGCGAACCTTCAACACCACCCCAGCGACGCACTGTGCAGGTAGAAGGCTTACATCGTTGACCTGACCCTTAATACCAGCCAGGGCATTATTCGCAGTACCGCCCCTGGTCATGATATTAAATTCCCTACTGTCGTCACGCTTGATGTAGACAACGTTACCAACAGGAGTTGCCGAATACTCAGCCAGTGCGTTAATTGATGCTGCTAAGGTTGAGACGATTGAACTTACACTTAAAGCTCCTCCAGTTTGATCCAGCGGAGTAGTAAAGGAGATCTGTTGCTCAGAGGCGTAGGAGAAAGTGAAATCTTCCTCTTCAACTGTAATCCTATAAGTTTTACCGTTAAGAGTAACTTCAACAGAGTCTCCCCTCCTCCAGTTCTGTCCACCATTGTTAAGGGTGACCCTACTAGAATAAACGGATTTATAAGTATAGACAGGGGTAGAGGGGGCCTGTTGAACTGTGGCCACCCTAAATACAAGACCAAAGGTACTGCCAGCTGGGGTTACAAAACCAGTTGAATGCGTAAGGTTAGACGCAAGAGTGCCGGTATCTAGCACCCTTATCTCTTTTGCCCAAGGAGTACCAGATACAGAAGTATAAGAAGAGATAGTAGCGTTGACATTGGTAGAGTAGTGATTATGAGCAGGATCGGCTGATTTCTCTACTCTTGTCTCAACTCTTGCCGTTATTGCACCGGCACTTGTAGTGTAGGTAAAGTTCCTGTACAAGTAAGAGCCTACAGCATAATTGTCAGCAGGACCAAAGTGAAAAGTACCCCAGGTCTGAACACCAGGATACTGAACTTCAGGCACCGGACCATTAAAGGGACTTAACCATTCTAGCTGAGTTGGGTATGTCGCTCCTTCTTGCTTATCAGTTACTAGCGTGGGGCTACAGCTAGTGGTAACAGTAAAGCCTAAGCCGGTCTTACCACCACTTGACTGATTAAAGCTCTGAGTACCAGCAAACGCACAGTTACCGCTATCTGAGTCCTCAAAGGAACCTGGAGAGATAGAAAGCTTAGACGCTTGCCATACTTTCTGCTGGGTTGTAGTTTGACCATCCTTCAGGAAGTCGACTGAATAGGTAGTGTTGTAGGAGACCTGGTTCACCACTACCAATGCTTCCTGCACGGGAGTAGAGGGGGTGGACTGCGACATCGACACAGTCTTCTCTGAGTTGCAGAGAATTGTATAGTCGTTAATAGTCAGAGGCTTTAGGTTTTCAACCTTACTAACCGCCAAATAATTAGCAGCATCACCCAAGATTGATACGGTGCGCTCAACACCAGTATCAGCCTCCCATACCCTTAGGATAGTTTGTCCAGTCGTAGCACTCTTATAAATAGCTGTGATATACCGCTCATTCTCATCCCTGAAAATCGGGAACCATCTAGCTGTTTTAGGAATATCACTAGCCAGCTTAGCAATAAATTCAGTTGGAGGTCTTTTACGGCATCCAAAAGTGGGGTCGAGTAGAACGTTCTTTGCCTCTCTAACCTGCCCAGGCAGCTTAAGGGGATCAGGTTGTTGACTTACCCCCCCGAGTAGGTTTGGAATGACCTGGGAGATTGCAGACATAATTAGTATCTATAAAGAGGATTTACTGGCCTATAATTGAGGAAAGGTACAACCTCCTCCGAATCAGAGAAGACGTTGTAATCTCCCTGCTGTGTGTCGTACTCCAGGGCCCCAGAGCGGGCCATGATCTCTTCACGCTCACCGAACCGAACCGCTTCTACAGAGCCAACAGAGCGCCCAGCAAAGACATTGGCAGCTCTAATGGTGATGTAGTTCTTAAAGGCTTCAGGGATATCCTCAAAGTCAAGAAGCCATACAACATCCAGCTTTTGAATGCCTTCAAAAGTGTAGGTATGGGCAACCCTGTCGTAGAGCTTTCCACTACGAATAGTAGCCTTGATCTGTGAGTAGGGGTTCGTATCCAAAGATAGAACGTTATCTGGGATAGTAATCTCTTTGCTGGGATTAGGGGTAAAAGGGAAGCTGCGCTCCGTATTAAATACCCATCCTTCCGCCTGTACTGAGCGGGTAATCTCATCAAGTATCTGCTCTGCCATCTCAACCAGTGGGTTACCAGACTGCAACGTAGTTACTGGAGCCTGCCCGATATTTGAGATGATAGTATTAACTGCTGCTAGTTTAGTCGCTTTAGCCATTTGTATTTCTAGGGGAATGGTAAGCCCCCGAGAAAGGGGGCCGAAGCCCCCAGTCGGGGAGAATTATCAGGCTTTAGCCTGGAAGGAACCAGCAACGCTGGTACGCAGGGAACCTGCACCGATGGCCAGCTTGCCGACGATCAGATCGCCTTGGTACTGGACATGGAAGTCACCTGAAGTGGTCTCGATGCTGGGTCCGATTGCGGACACAACACCCGCAGCTTCGCGGTGGAAGATCAGACCAGCACAGGTAGCATTAGCATCTGCATAGTCGTTGTTCTCACCAGTTACAGCGGTGTTGTAAGCCGCCATGAAGGGGAGGTTGTTCGACTTGTAGATACGAATACCA